TCATCCATACCACCTACTAAACATATACCTACACTCTCCCAGTTATGTTTAGCTACATGAGCTCCAGGTACAGATACATGTCGGCCCAGTTCTATGATTGGATTTCTATCTCTTGTAATTACAAAGTGGTAGCCTATGTCATCCCAATTTCTTGGAGGATCTGTATGCCACTTTCTTATATCAACAGCTCCAACATCCATTGATGGCTTTGTTGCTGCACAATGTACTACAATATAATTTGTCTTGTCTCTCAAATCTATTTTTCCATTCTTCATACTACCTATCCTTGTACTACTTATTTACAATTTTCACAATTTTTTTTTGGCCCATATAAATCTCAGTAATAGCATTAACTTTTTTACAAATAAATCTAACTGATTGAGGATTAACTTCTCTCTCTGCAATCCTTTTTGATTTTAAACATGAGCTCATTTTATCTTTCCAGGTATGCTCAACAATCTCCCCATTGAGCATCATCAATAAACTAATGACCACTTCCATTTGCTCTTACCTTATCTTTTAATTTTTCTAATTCATCTAACAATCTATCAACATCCTTTTGTAGTCTTGATATGTTTGTTGCATTATGTCTGCTTTCTTTTAACTCTTCTTGTATATCCTCTATATCTTTTAGAGCATCTTCAATTAATAAAAATTGTTCTGCATCTGCTGGTAAGCTACCCATCTCACCTCTTGGCCATTTAATAGAAAACTCTACAGCTTGGTCCAGGTCTTTCTGCATTAGTTCTAACTGAGTAGCATGTGAGTTAAGTTTTTCTACTACACCAAAGTAAGCCCAGACACCTACAGCTACAGATCCGACTATTGAAATCAGATTTTTTATAGGCATAGCTATATTAGTCTTGTCGCTTACTTTCATTTTTTACCACTTATTTTTTTTAACTTGTCAAAAGATCTGGCCCCAGTTAATCCTAACAATGAAAACAAAACAGTCATCAAAGTAGAACTATCTAATGTAGGTAGATCTATTGTTGTTCCTCTCAAAGCACATACCCAGTTTGTTATAGGTATAACTAAGAACTGAAACATAAAAGCTAACACACATACCCAGGCAAGTGTAGGTCTCCACAATCTTTGTATCCAGGATAAGGCCCCAGTAGCTTTTGCATCTTCTCTATTTATTTTTGCTTGTTCTTTATCTACATCTACTAGAGCTCTAACTAATTCTTTTTCAAGATCTGCTTTTTGTTGATGTAGTTTATTTTTATCTGGTACTAAACTTACAGCTTTGTTTAGTATCGGTAGTAACGCACTTAGTCCTTGGATCATGTTGATATTCCTTTCTTAATTTCTTGAGGGTTGCATCCAAATTTAATATACATGCCACCAGAGTTAATATCTTCTGGACCAATCAGTATTGTTTTATCTAGTGAGCTTTGATAACCTTGAACCATACAACTGTAGGCATCTGGAAATGTATTAGGATATATGTGTGGTGGCAAACAAGAGTTGGCCACAGATGAGCATAATATTAATACAAGTACATATTCCATTAAATAAATTTTCCAATTTTTAAACCTCCTATTATAATAGATAATACTCCACCAATATAGAAGATCACTTTGAGACCACCCCTTCCCATAGCAACTTGTTCTTTAAGCTGCACTATATCCTTAGTATTTTGTTCTACATCTTTGTGGATGTGGTCCAGCTTTTGACTTATATGCTTAAGGGTAACACTTTGTACTGTAATTTTTTTTGCTCTAGCCATACAGAATTATATCATAAACAAAAAAAGATTTGTAAGAGTACATTTAGGACACAAAATATTTAACACATTCAGCTATAGTTTCTTGCCTTATGTATTCTGTTTTTATTTCATCTGATGTTGGTTTAGGTAAAGTTGATTCCCATTTATTTACAATAAATTCACCGCCTACAGATGTTACATCATAAATAGCTCCTGGTGCTATAGATTGCATTACTGTATTTAAACCCCAAGAAAAACCATTTTCATTAGTGTAATCTTTTATAGTTCTTTCTACTGTTAATTTTCTTACTGTCATAAATGATCCTTTCTAAACAAATTTTGAACCTTGTATAAATATAGCTAAAGTTTTTCGCTGTCCACTTATCATTGGTTTTACTCTATGATAAACATAAGAGGGCATCATAATAACTGATCCTGGTGTTAATTGTTTTACTTCGTGTACACCATTAGAATATTGCTCTAACTCTCCACCACTATATTTATCAGTAGATGTGTTAATTAATATAGTAAATTTTATATCAGCATTTTTTTCATGATTTATACAATCAATGTGCCAATCATAATTACTTTTATTTTCAGATGTATAAGTATTATAATTTATATAATGATTATTACATACTGACCAAACATTAAAACCATATTCTTCTTGATTTATTAAATAACAATTATCAATTATATCTTCTAAAAAGTGTTTAACTTTTTTCCAATAAATTAATTTTACATCACAATACTTTATTTTATTGTCATTAATGTCTGTTGCTGCACTATTAGATTTTTCAATAGTATCATAATTTTTTTCAATAAAGTTATTTATTTCTAGGCATTGTTTTTTTGAAAGTATATTATTCCAAAACCAATATGAAGTTTTCATTATTGGAAACTATATCTTAATATAAGTTTAAAGTAAAATTATTCCTCTGGATCCCAAGATTGAGTTTCTTCATTCCAATTATACTTACCATCTGGTCTTTCAGATGGAGCTTCCCAACCGCAAGTTTCTTCATTTAATACCCAAGATGGATAAGGTTTTGGTGGAATAAAAGCATCTCTATCTTCGTCATAAGTATATCCTGGACCAGCATAGTTTTTTCTAGTTCTATCTTTAAATGTTTGTCGCCACTCTGCCCAACCAGTTGTAGTAGTTAAATAATTAACTCCAAGAACTTCTTGCACATTACCATCAGCATCTTTTATAACATCATCTACTATTGAATGTACTGATATAACTTTTGAATTTAATCCTATTTTTGCAAAATCAGCCATAATTTATCCTGTGTAAGTTCCATCTCCATTAAATTGTACTATTTTATTTGATCCACTTGTTGTAACAGTAGGAGCTCCAGTAATTGTTGCACTATAACTAACAGTAGGCATACTAAATATAACTACTCCAGAACCTCCAGATGATCCAGATGGGGATGAACCTTCATCACCTCTACCAACAGCTCCACCGCCACCAGTATTAGCTTGTCCATTTTGACCAGCTGATCCAGTAGATCCAGTACCTCCTCCACCAGCTCCTCCAGAACCACCAGAAGATCCAGCATTTCCAGAATATCCAGAACCACCTCCGCCTCCTCCAGCGTATGAAACTGATGAACCAGTTATTGAGTTTGCAGTACCAGCACCACCAGCACCACCATTAGAACTTGCTCCTCCAGTTGCTCCAACAGCAGAAGCACCACCTCCGCCACCGCCAGATGTGTTGGCTTGAGATGTACTACCACCTCCATTATTTCCTTGACTTGGAGATGTACTTGGTGTGTTTCCAGCTCCACCAGCACCATTATCGCCACCGCCTCCGCCAGAACCTCCAGATTGACCAGTTGTTGTACTTGCTTTTGGTCCACCTCTACCGCCACCAGTTGAGGTAACAGTTGTAATTCCAGTTCCACTAATTGAACTATCTGAACCATTAGTAACAACAGCTCCACCAGAGCCAATGGCAACATTATATGTAGTTCCAGGAGATGCTGTGAAGGTTCCAGCTCTATATCCTCCAGCTCCACCGCCACCAGTTGCATATTTACTACCAGTCTCAGCATCACCAGATCCACCACCTCCAGCAACACATAAATAAGTTACTGTGTAAGGAGGAGGAGCTAATGCTTGTGTTCCTTCGTTAATTCCTTCTGTTGCTACCCAACCTTGGGTACTATCTATAAAAGTTAATGATGCACCTTCTCTATTACCACTTAAATATTTGTGATCTGTTGCACCTTGAATTTTTTCTGCACCTGGATCTATTTCAACAGAGTTAGTTGCAAATGTTCCAGCATAATCTACTATTTGTAAATTATCTCCAAGATTTGGAGATGATGGAAGTGTAACGACTATTGCACCACTTGTAGTATTTACAAAATATCCTTCACCAGCTGATGCTGTGAAAGCAGAAGTTTTTACTGATTGCCAAGAAAGAGCTACTGATGCTGTTCCTTTAGCTACAAATTGCCAGTATGTTGAATTAATTGTTCCACTTGTTGATGGAGTTTGTCCAGCTGTTGGTGTGTTATTAATAAATATATATGTTGATAGAGTTCCACTATCTGTATATTGAACTATATCTCCTTTTTTGTAAGTATCTCCTCCAGCATAAGTACCTTTATTAGCACTTGCTATTGATGTTCCTTTTGCAAGAATAGCCCAATGTGATGAATTAACTGTTCCATTAGTTTGTGGAGCTTGTCCAGATGCACTAGAACCAATCTTAACAAAAGATGTAGTTTCATTTTGATCTGTATGTTGAACAACATCTTTTACTGCGTATGTTGTACCAGCATTATATGTTCCTTGTTGCGTAAACGAAATTTTACCAAGATCTACTGTTGCCAATTTAGTCTCCTTTATTCATTGTTAATTTAATAATTATATTTTTTTTCATATATTTATATATAAACATTTAGAGTACACTTATATAGTAACTCTTAAATCTCCATTTGTTTGTAAGCTCCAAGTCATACCACTTGCTGCATATATTACATCATCAAAATTAGCATAGGCTGTTGATGATATGTTATCATCACCACCATCTGTAGTTGTTACTTTTACTGAATTATCAGATGGTTTTGGTGTATTTGCTTGTCCACCCATATTACTATGTGAACTGCAATAGTAGTAAAGTGTTGGAGCATCTGTAGCTACTACAATAGTTACTTGCGTTGAACTATTATGAGTTACCCCAGTAGTATATTCTGATCCACTTGCGTGTGTTCCATTTGAAGTTGTTGAAAATTTAAAAGGGTGTCCAGATGGATAATTAAATACATAAGTATTACCTTCAAATAATTCTAATGTATCTTGTTGTACTCCATCAATAAAATATTTATTAGAACCACTTACAGAAACTACTGTAACTGTTTTAACTAATGTAGATGGATTAAAAAAAGTTTCAAATCCATATACCTCTGCTGCTTGAGCAGTAAGTGTTAATGTTTCATTTCCTCCAGCATTTCCCACAGCTTTTGTCAATCCACCAGATACTAATAATTTTGTATTTAAAACATCTGGAGCTGCATCACTAGAAGTTATTTTTACAGCTCCTCCTCCAGATGATGAGGCAGCACTAGCAGCACTAGCAGCAGCAGCAGCAGCAGAGGCAGCAGCATTTGTAGCATTTGTACTAGCATTTTGAATAGCAGTAATATTTGTAGATGCTGTGTTGATTGAAGATATATTTGTAGCAGCAGTTGTAACATTTGCAGAATTAGCAGCAAGTGTGCTTAATCCAGAAATTGAACCCAATGTAGTAATTTGTGAGCTTAGACCAGCAACAGTTGTTATGTTAGATGCAATCCCAGCAGCAGTTGTAATATTACTTGTTATTGCAGCAAGAGCTTGAACCTCAGTAGCTATTGCTGAAAGTGTAGTTAGTCCAGCAGTTGTTGGTCCTAAAATTAAAGAAGTACCACTACTATCATAAGCTATAACTTTATCTTTGTTATTATTTATAGTTGCATCATAAGGAAACTCTAAAGGACCAGATGTACCAGATCCAGTTACAGTTCTTGGAGTAGTAACTTTTAATTGTATAGATCTGTCTGTAATCTCTTTTAGTTGTTGTTGTCTAATTAATACATTGTCAAATTCAGTTTCTAAAGTTGTAGGATTATTTGTTTGACCAGTTTGGAATACAGTAGTTCTTGATAATGGCTGATCACCAATAATTGTAATTATTTCTCCAGCTGTAGTTGCTGATCCAAAAGTTACAGTTCCAGTACCATCTGTATTTAAAGATACAGAGTAGTGAGTAGTTTCTGATTTTAAAACATCATTAATATATACCTGGAGCTCAGATGATGCGTTTACTTGAAAACTAAAATTAAACGCAGTCTGGCCAGTAGATGTATATTGTATCCTTCTATCAACAGCATTTATGTTAAAAGTTGCCATTATCTATTTAACCTTTTTTTAACTCTTTCTTTTTTTATGTTATTAACCTCATTTACTCTAGCATTAAATTTTGTATTTGTCTGCAAGAACAAATCCTTAGCAATTTGTTTAGCCTCTCTGACCTCTGATGATATTTGGGCCATAGCCTCATCAGCATCAGTAATAGCTAGATCAATAAACTCACTACTTAATACTAGCTCATTTAGATTTTGTAACAAATCACTTTCACCATTACCATCATTATCAACATTTATAAATCTAATAAATTGATTATATTCTGTTTGGTTCATAGGAACACCATCCATGTAAGCTCTAGGCATAGCAATACCAAAACCTAATTTAACTAACATTTCATCTACTTTTTTGTATTTAGTATTTTTAACTCTTATTGGAGAAAATATATTAAACTCTGGTCCTTCTATTGGTTCTCCCCATAAATTTAATTTTCTTTCTAAATCAGTATTAAAGAATGGACTTTTAAACATAGCTTTGTTGTATGCTTTATAAAATCCTCTAATAGCTAAAGGTATATCTCCTTCTATATCAAATGTTTCTTTATACCATCTATCTTGACTACCAGTAATTGCATAATTATAAATATTCTGATCTGACATTCTTGTTAAATAATTACCAAAACTACTAACACCTGGAACTAAAGCCATACCACCCTCTGTAAGTTTTTGTCCTAAAAATTCAAAAGCTCTACTACTTACACCTTTCTCTGGATTAAATGCACCTGGAGAAAATATTTTAGATAATTCTTTCATACCAGCTAAAAATGGTTGTTCAGTCATATACATAAAGATTGCACTTACAGCAGCAGTTGCTAATTCTACAGCTCTTTCATCAAATGAAGGATCTCCATATTGATCTGGTCTTGACAATATGTAAGCAGTATCAGCTGATATAGCTAACAAAGATGATACTGGATCAAACCTTGCATAAGATGTACATGAGTATGTATTACCCTCTGTCTTTTCACATAATGAATATGGTTGTAAACCTTGTCTATAAAAATTATCTCTCTCTGCTTTTGTATAAGGAGCCATACCAGTAATCATAAAATCACCACCAGATGAGTTAGCTCCATAAGCATACATACCAAATCCAGCCATTAAAGTAGTACCAGTAGCTAACTTAGCTAATGCTAATTGTTGTTTTGCTTTACCATTTAATCCTTTTAAATCTCTTTTTACTGATGGTTGAAAAATTGTAAGAGCTATGTTTCTTTTAGAACTTTCTAAAAATATGTTTGTTATGGTTTTATAGAATGGTACGAATAATTTAACCTCTGGTATATTTAATGTTGATTGCATTTTTTTAAGTACACCATCTGGTAAATCTTTTTGGAATGTTGCCTCTAACATACTTTCTTTAGCTAAAGCTGCTGTAGCATTATCTGGATTGTTTACTGTTTCTAAAAATAGTTTTTCTGCACCTTCAACATCATCTGGTTTTAATTGTAAATGTTTATTATAGTTTACTTGAGCTATTCTTTCTAACTCCATTCTATACATAATACCTTTCATGAACTCATCCTCAGCAACAAGAGCTCTACCTGGTAATCTATTAATAGTACCTAATAATTCTAAAAATCCACCCATCATGCTGTTTTGCATACCATCTGGTAATAATGTTTTACCAAAAGCATTTGGTTTTCTTAAATCTAGTTTTGTTGTTTGAGCCTCACCAGTTTTTAAAGATCTATAACTTTGCTCCATACCTAATCTAAAACCAGTTCTCATAGATCTAATCATGGTCATTACCTCAGAAAAAGCTACACCATCTGGACTATTCATACCTGGTACTTTATTTATACCAGCTGCAATAGCATACTCAGCTATTCTTAAAGTATTAAATGTAGTGTTACCTACAATATTAACTGCATGTGTTATAGGTGATGATAGTAAAGAGTTTACCCATATCTCTGCCCAGGCATCTCTTAATTTTTTACCATAACTATCTTTGGCCATCTTACCAGCTTGGAATGGTTTTAATGATACAAATGCTTGAGCAAATTGTTGGAAACCTTCATCAGTAAAATCTGCTCCCATTTCATCTGTTAATAATTTTATAATATCTTCTGCACCTTCTTTTGTTGGTTTATCAATAGATTGTACTACTCTCATTCCAGTAGCTCTTGCAGATAAATCACCAGCTGCTTTTGCATATACAGTAGAAAATAATCTATACAGTTGGTAAAATTGTTGTTTGTCTAAATCTGTAAACTGACCATTAGCAGCATCCATAGCTATAGTTCTTAATCTTGTATATAATAGTTTGGCCTCCATGACACCTCGGACCATGGTACCCATATCTACAGTTTCACCTTCTTTTAATTTAAGTAATTTTAGATAGACATCATTTCTATTAAGGTTAGCTGCCTCATCCATTAAATCTTTAATAGTAGTTTTTTTAGCATTAGGAATAAACTTAGTAACAAAGTCTGAAAATTTATTACTATCTAATAGTTTGCTGTTTTTAATATCAGCATCCATTTCATCAAATATAAATTTAAGAGATCTTTTTTTGCCTTCGTCTAATTCACCAGCTCCAAACTTAATAAGTGTTTGGTTAATACTTTCCATTTGCTCATCACTAAAATCAGCAAAGATAGCTTTACCAGTACCTTCTTCAAATACAAAATCCTCACCCTCTGTTTTTGTTTTAAGTTGTTCTTGTTGTTGATCTCCTAATTCTTTATTAGAAAGATCCTCAGCATTTTTGTCTTTGTAAGTTTTCTTTTTTATTTTAAAGTTTTTAGGAAAAACACCAGCAAGTAAAATCTCACTATCATTTTCGTTATCTGGATTATGTACTTTTGCGTTTTCAATATCTACTTCATCAATAGATTTATCTTCATTTAGATCTGGTTCTTTTTGTACAGATGTGTCTGGTTTGATTTCATTTAAGAAATCTAGGTCCTTATTAGATAGTGGACTTTCCTTGTTTATCAGATCCTTTGGCAGCGACATTAGTTGGTTCCCCCTTCACTTGCCATCCTTGTTTCTTCAAACCCTTCAACAAGTTTGACATTATCTGATTGTCTGACATTTGATTTGTTAATGTCATAAGATCCACTTTGTTTGAGTTCTTCAATACCTTCGCTTGTTATAATTTCATTAAATTCTCCTAAGTCAAATATTGCATCTTGTTTTCCAGCATTAGCAATATACAGAGCATCTGCTTTATTGTCAATTATTACAGAGGCATCTAAAACATACTTATTAGTCTCTTTATTTAACCATCCACCAGCATAAACCCTTACATTATCCATGCCCATATCTTGATATGTTTTGAACAAGAATTTGACATTATCTTTTAATTTTACAATATCCTCATAATTTATAGTTTTAGCATCAAATATTAATTCTGTTTGTTTTATAGGAGCTAATACAAATCCACTTTTTGGTGTAGCTTTGCCATCTATAGATATAGTAAATCCATCTGGATTACCTTTTACAAAAGATAATAAACTTTCTACCTCTAGTTTGTTTGCTTTAGGTGTTACTGTATTATCGCTTAAATTAAATGATGTAATCTCCTCTGCTACTTTTTCGTTTTTCATTATCTTTTTCATTCCAGAAAAAAACTTAGTTAATAATGGTCCAAAGGCCTCACCTACTGGCCCCATAACTATATCACCTTGTATAGCTTTCCATTTTTCTGCAAAAACTTCATCAGCACTTACACCATCTTGTACATTTTCTGGTGTTCTTAAATACTCTAAATATCTTTCAGTCATACTGTTTGCATCTTCTGTACTAATATCAAAAATATCTACTAAGAAACCAGCAAAGTTTGGATCACCAGCTACTTGAGCTGTACCTACAGTTGCTCCCTCAGCTGCTAATGCTCTTGTAATAAATGGTAGTACACCTTTAGCTTTTATTAAACCATTAAACAATTTGTAATACCCAACACCAGGAGCTATAAATTGTGCAAGTCCTTCTGTTAAACCACCAGCTAATGTTTCAGTTTCTCCAATGTTGTCATAGATATTTTTTTGGTAAAACTCTCCTATACTTTTAACAATACTATCACCCTCTGGGTATAGCTGTTTCATAAGATCTGGACCAATAATAAATTTTTCAGTTCCAGCTGCAAGTAAAGTAAGTATTCCCTCTGTAAGTTTCATAGTACCTCTTGCTGCACCTTTACCTACATCTTTAGTAAAAGCTCCAATTTTCTTTCCACCTTCCTCTGCCTCTGCAAGTGTAACACCAAAGATTTCATAACCTTCTTTATCTATAGTGTAACCATCTGGAGTAAGAACTCTTTTTACTTTCTTACTATCATAGTAATTTAAAAACATGTCATCTACTTCACTCACTTTGCATGTCCTCCAATATATCTATTATCATATCTATTTCTCTATTAGTTACACCCTCTGGTCTTTTAAATTCTTTTGCTCCTCCAAAAAACTTATCATCTACTTCTAAATCTCCTGGAGCAACAGTTGATGGTTTGTATCTAACACCATCAGTCATAAGTTTCAATTCTTCTAATTCTTTTATAAGTAAACCTATTTTTGATTTGTCATTAAATGATAAAAAATCTGTTTGTACAGTAAGATGTTTTTCATTATAAAACTCTCTAAAATATTTATCCCATTCACCACTAGACATTTTATATGGACCATCTATAGATGTAAGATCTTTAACTTTTTTTTTAAAATCTTCTTCATTTAAGTTTTGTATTTCTTGTTTATCTTCTAGTCCTCTTGCATACTCTATAAGATTTCTTGGAGTAGCAGTTGGATTGTCATTGTAATATTTTAATAACTCAGCTGATCTTTTTACATATTGTCTATATTTTTTTGTTTCTACAAAACCTGGTGTAATTGATCCTGGTTCTGGTATCCCTATAGTTTTTCTTAGCTCTGCATCAGCTTTAGCATAACTATCTTTTCTCATTGACACTATTTGTGATCTCAAACTTATAGCTGTATCTTTACCTATATTACCAGCTGCTACTGCATCTAATACTTCTCTTTCTGAAAGAACACCATTATATAAATCAAAAAATAAATTTACTTCTACCTCTGGATCAAAAAACAAACCAGATTTAAGATCTGAATTAAATGTTTTTTTAAACTCATTACCTAAAGATGTATCTAATTTGTATGCTTGAGTAATTATTTCATTTACTTTTTCTGTATCATTATCTGTTTCTGCTTGTAAGTATTCTTCTGTAAGTTTATCTTTTTCTGTTTTAAGATCTAACTCATTACCAGTTTCATCTTTTTCTCTACTAGATATAACATCTGCTTTCCAAGTTCTTACCTCTGCTTTGAATTTTTTTTGCTCTTCACTATCTAAATTATTAAATATTCTTTGTGCCTCTTTGTTGCCAAAGAAAGTTCCATTTTGTACTTCTTTGTTAGCTTTAGATGCAGCACTCATAGTCTCTCTGTTTTCATTAGTATCTACAATCTGAGTATATAAATAATTTTTGAGTTCTAGTTGTACTCTTGCATCCCATTCTTTCTCCCATGTTAATGAGTATTTTTTAAGTTTTGGATTAGCAGCAATCTTATCAAAGTATTCTTTTTTCTTTAAATCTAAAAACTCTTCAACAGTTACATTTTGTGTTGCACCATCTATTTCTATAGTTCGCATAGTACCAGCTTTTATTTCGTCTGCTATGCTATCAAGTTGTGTTTGGCCCCAGTTTTGTAAGTTTGAAGATTTAACAGTATTGTAATCTTTTATCTTGTCATCTAAGTATGATGTGTAAAGTGTATTAGCTTTTGATGCTAACTGAGCTTTTACTGTTATAGCTGCCTCTGCATCTACATCTAATAAACTATCAGAATAACCTTTTACTATTGCATTTAATCCTTGCTCATAAATATCTGCGTTCATGTCTGAACCTACAGCTATTATTTTTAATTTAGTAAAATCTCCTTGAGCTTTGATTGACAAATCAGTTGCAAGTAAATTTATTTGTGCAATTTTAAGAGCTCTGCCATAAGATGTAATATTATCTCCACCTACAAGTTTTTCTCTTTCCTCTGGATCTGCATTATAAAATGTATCAGCATTAAGTGGATTAGATGCAGCAAACTCTTTACCTTCTTCTATTGCTATCTTCTCTCCTTGTTGAACAGCAAAATTTGTAAGTCTGTCTAGTCTTTGTGCTAGACTGTTAAATGCAGATGATTGAACCTGGAATTGTGAAAAATTAACATTAGGAATATTAACTGGTTTTATCATACCTCCTGGAAATATTTTTCTAGCTGACATTATGGCATATCTCCTACATCTATTCCTTGATCTGGTGTACCAGTCTTAATACCTATAGTTGCTATATCAGTACCAAGTCCAAAGATTGCACCCATGATACCAGCTTGTTTAGCATACTTACCAGCCATTTTAAGATTTTGAAATTCAATCAATCCTAAGTTTTGTATTATCTCTTCATTTAATTTAGATATTTGGAAATCTTCGGCACCTTCTTTAATTGACATTGTTTGAGCAAGTAAAGCTGAACCTTCATTTGGTAACATACCACCAGCAGCAGCTTTAGCTATAATAGTTGATAGAGCTTTGTTTGTTTCTTTTAAAGCCTCTACACCAGCCTCTTTAGCCTCTATCTCTTTTGATTTGTATTGTAGTTTGCTCATAGCTGCCTGGCTATCATAGTAAGCCTTTTGAGCCATACCAGCTTGATATGTTGCATAAGCCTTACCGAAAGATGATGCTACTGCTAAAATTACAAAAGGATTTGCCATACTATTGTCCTACACTCACTTTAAATTCTATTCCCAATAAAGTAAAAAATAATGGAGCAGATTGGGAAAATGTCATCTGTCCATCTCTATCATATCCAAGCATTGGTTTCTTTCTTTTCTTACCAGTAAAAAAACTACCAGCTGTAAATAATAAATCATTACCATTTAATGTAAGATTTTGCGAGAGATATAAATTAGCAGTTGCCTCTATTATTCTTTTCTTTTGGCCCATAATATTACCACTAGATAATTTTAGTTCTACTGGTAAAGTTTTTATAGTAGGTGTAAAATCTAATCCAATTTCAACATAAGTAGTAGGAACTGCATCTAAAGTTATTTGTCCAGATCCATTAACTACTTTATCAAGTTGCATACTGTCATCTGCAATTACTTTAACAGTTTTACCTATTAAGTGATTTAGTCCAGTTACAGTTGTACTTGATGGTTTACTACCACCAGAATATAGTTTTGCACTATCAGTTGTATTGTCATCATTAAAACATTCTACATAATATTTAGCAGCACTACTGATAGTTCTTTTTACTGTAAAATATATTTGGTCCACATCTACTCCTACATTTACAAACTCACCATCTGTTGTACTTAGACTAGGAGCTATAACATTCTGTCCTCTAAGTATTGAGTATGTAGCTAGAGATCCATCTGTTTCATTTACAATAAGTAATAGATCCCCATCAGTAGTTGATGTTGCTTTTCGGAGGGCCATATCTGATGGGGATTTTAGCAAGTGAGATGACAACAAAGAAATATTGTTTGATATGTAAGATAACTCTACATCACTAAATAAAAACTCTCTTAAAGATTTACCAGCTCTTTGTATAAATAATGTACCACTCTCAGCTCCTACTGGTTTGATACCTTCTTTAGATCCTCTTCTTGTTGCACCATTAACTACAACATTAGTAGGAGTAATAGGATCAAGTGTTGATTGTGGTAAAAAGAACTCTCCACCTTTTGTAAAGATCTGTAAGTCTCTACCAGAAAACATACCAGTTATTGCATTGGTACTATCTGTAGATATTGTTAATTCAATACTATCATCATCTAAAGCCTCACCAGGATTGAAATCAAAAAACCTAGCTACTCTTGATGCAAAGATTGTATTTGGTCTTGACTTAACACCACCAAAGTAAAGCCTTCCTTCATGGAAGGTACAAGTTCTTGGATAGCCTTTTGAACTAGACCAACTATCCTCATAGCCTCCATCTATAAAAGTTCCTCCAGATGCTATAGCTGATGTATTAAAAAATGGTATTTCAACAATAGCCTCTACAGATGTAGCAGAAACAAATCTTGTAATTCTTGCTCTACCCATTCCATCATTAGCCTCAACATATTGATTGACATTACCAGATGCAAAAACATTTCCTCCAGCTGTTATTGTAATATTACCATCTACAGCTGATGGTGTAATAGTTTGATTAATAGTAGTTTCAGATTGAGTAAAATTGAACTTAGGTATAAATTCAAATGTAACATCTGATATAGTCCATGTTGAATGAGATCCTCCTCTTACTATTTTTTTAGGAGCCATATCTTCTTGAACTACAATCAATGTATCTGCTGATTGTGTATGGTCCATAGTAGCAAGAACTGTAGAGGTAATAGTTGTAGTTAAATAATCATTACCACTAGAGTTTATATTAGTTACTAATTCTTTATCTTTAAAAATGTACATTCTATTATGTACAAACAAAAGCATATAACTTTGTGTTGTTGAAAATTCAAATGGTACTAACTTCATTCCATTTTGTGGATTGGCAGCACTTGGTATTTCAAAAATAAATTGTAATCCAGGCCTTCTTTCTATTCCACCTTGAGGTTGGATTAATACATTACGAGCTTGTTCTAATGCGTTGTAATATTGGTTGATGTCAATACGAGCTTTTAATAAAGGATCTACCTCACCAGTAGTAAAGTTTGATTGTATTGATATTGCTCTGCTCATCTAACATCTGTCAATGGGAAATCTACTATTGCATAATTTGGTTTACCTCTACCATCTATATTACATGCCTGGCGAAAATACCCACCCCTTCCATTTTCTGTTAAAGAACCCAAAGCTACACCTCTCCAGTATTCAGCCTTTGTAATTTGGTCTGTTACTGGTTCAGCTAAATGCCAGGCTAACATGTAAACTAAAAGTTGTACAAAATATTTAGGCATCAAGCCTTCGGATATAACACTTGATACATAGTCAATATATATCTTATCCTCATTAGTAGCTATTGCTGGTCCAGAACTTGTATAAAGTAATTCATAGTTTTGGATTGGCAATACTCTTGTTGAGCTTGAGTTATAAACTTGTAGAGCTGTACCACTTACAGCAGTTGAGGGTAAAGGGTATAAATAAGTCCATTCATTTACTGGTGTTGCTGTTGATCTTGCAAGTTGTTCTTTTACAAGAGCAAATGACCAGGGATATAATGATAAAGTTTTTCCTTTGATTGTTTCGTAAATATTATTGGCTACTGTAGCAGCATCATTAGTTGTATCAGAAAATGACGAAATTGTGTCCGATCCTAACAACACCAATGCTTGGTTTACTATAGTTACATTTGTATCTCCACTTGCCATAATAATATTCCTTAATTAATGAAGAGGCCCCTAAGGGCCTCCCCATGTCTATTTATTAGTCACTATCAGTAGCAGAAATAGCTGTGCCATCTCCAACATCAACAACACCACTTGCGTTGCTGACTACTGGGTGTAACGAGTAAGTTCTCGTACCACCAGTTGATGCGTGGACATAAATTATATCCCCAACTTTTAGCAATCCAGATACATCATTAAAGTATCCTTCTGCATCAATAGCTGTTTTAGCATCAGTTGATGTATAGCTCCACATTTGAGGAGCATTACCAGCTTTAGATTGACCACCGATTGGTTGTAATCCAGTTTTATCAAACGCCATAATTATTCTCCTTTATTAGCTTTCATCAGTTGTTATTTTTACAATGCCATCAGCATCAATAGCAACAGCTCCAGCAGAGAACATACTATTTACCAAGAAAGATGTTTTTTCTGGTACATAGTTGATTTCTGTTTTTTGTGCCATATTAACAGCCATACCGACTGCACCTCTATGAAACGCAAAACAAGTTCTGTCGTTTGTCGCTAATGGTAATCCACCTTCATCTCTATCACCTAGAACATAAAATCTGAAACCTAGGAAAGTATTGATCTCTCCAGATACCAGAGCTTTAATACTAGCGAAATCGCCAGAGATTGCTCTCTCATCAGCTAGTAATCCAGATAATGAGTTTGCGTGGATTATGATGTGTCTATCATCAAATGGAACATTTTTAGCATCCATAGCTTTTTTAGCAGCTATTAGCTTTCCAACATTCAAATTTGATGCAGCAGCAGATCCAGAAGTTACTACAGTTTTAGCAACTGTACCAGTTCCAGACGCAGCATTAACAGCATCTATTATAAGTTGGTCCATTCTTCTACCTATCGCTTTAGATACGACTTGTACCAACTCTGATCTTTCATCAAAGTTTACCTTAGCTTGGTGGAAAATGTCTGAATATTCAGCAGCATTGAAATCACTCATTGTAGCTGTAACTTGTGAATAAGTTACATTCAATGGAGTAACATCAGTCTGAGGAACTCTTGCAGTAGCAGATCCCTTTCCAAGTTTAGGAAACTTGTATGTTTGCCCTTGTACACCTTGTCTTAGCCTTACACATCCCAAGATTGAACTTTCACCTTGGTATGCTTGTTTTACCTCAGCATCAAACAGAGTAACAAAAGCATTGGTTATTGATTGTGCCATGTTTTCTCCTTTATTAGTTTAACACATTTATTTATTTACACTCAGTTGTCTGGTAAAAGCCAGGCTGACAATAATGTTCTTTCACATTTGTCAAAAGGCCAAAAGAAATTTGGTTGTCTCCGATTACAAAATAATCGTTTTCTAATAAATAATCAAGTCTTATATTTCGCCAGTATTCACTTTTCCTGGAAAGGCTCTAGCAAACTGTTGCTCTACCTTTCTACGAAAGTTTGGATCTGATTTATACTTAGGATCTGCAACTAAATCATATAGTTCATCATTAGAAGGCTGACCATCTACATCAATAGGAGCTGTAGGTATAGTCTGTTCTCCATAGTATTTTCTTACTTTATTTAAAGCATTGATACCACTTGATGTTGCTGCAAAAATTTTAAACTCATCAAAATCCTCATCAGACCATACACCTTTAGCAACAAGGCCTTGGCCCCATTTTTTGATACCATCTATAATTTGTGGAGCATTAGGTCCTAACTTAGCACTTTCCTCTTCAATGTTAATACTATCTGCCTCTTCTTGTTGTACAGATAATTCTTTAAATTTATTAACAAGATTATCAAAAGCAGCTTGAGTAGGTTTGTTTTCTTTAGCCCAATCAACAAAGTATTGTTTTAACTCATCATCATCTTCTACATCTTCTAATGATGATACATCATATTCTTTTGGAGCTTTATGTTTACCCATAGAAAATTGTTTTTGTAACTCACTATAAGAATTACTTAACTCTTCTACTTTTACACCATCCTTAGGATCCCAAAATTTATCTTCAATATAATCTGGTCTTTCAAGTTTTACTTGTTTTTCATTTTCGTAAGTTTTATCCTCTGCTTTCTCATCTTCTTTATGAGGTACTACAGTTTCATTAGGATCTGTTTCTTTTGTTTCCTCAGATAAAGGAGTATCTCCTAATAATCCTTCTGCATTTGGTTTCTCTAATACTTGTTCTTGATTTTCATTAGCCATTTTTTGCCCTTTCTATTCTCATTAATATTTCTCGGACCACACTATTTTGTCCTTCTCTTGCATATCCAGATGTGTGATCTCCCCCTGGTACCCAAGTAGGTTGGCTTAGAGTTCTGGATACTAAATGTTTTAAACATTTTTTACCCTCCTCAGTTTCAAATGTTCTAGCATAAGACTTATCAATTTCAAGCTGCTCGTTTTTTGTTTCTTGCTTTGCTTGATTATCTAAGACCTCAATACCATCCCATCCTACTTTTGCCATTATGAACTAACCTCTTCCTCTACAGCACTTGCTGGTTCTTGTTGAGGAGGAGTTTGTTCGCTTTGGGGAGCTTGTCCTTGCATAGATGATGCTGCTTGAGCCTCAAACATCTGCATACTTTGTTGGATGATTTGTTCTTTTTCTTCTGGTGTAGTTCTTAAATTGGATGGTACACCTAGCTTATCACCAATGTAAGTTGCTATAGCATCTGGTTTTAGTTCTGCTACACCACCTGGTCCTAGTGAATTTGCTATTTGGAAAAATTGCATAATTTCATTTATCTCTTCTAAGTTTTGAGCTTTGGCCAATGGACTAACTGGTACTACTTTTACCTCTAGCCCATTGACTTTCAAAGGGAGCTGAATGAGACCTTTCTCATCCATAATGAACAAAACTCTTGTGATGATTGGTACCATAGTTTCAGTTATTAATCTACCAAAAGCAGCACCTAAATTTTGAGCTAGTTCTTTCATTCTTTCTACAATTTCAGTTGCAGATCTAGCTGACATGTTATCTGGTGGTAAAGTATCATCAAGTAAAGTCTTTTTAATATTTACTCTTAAATCATTAATAACAATTTGTGATACATTGAAATCTCCAGATCTTGGTAAAGGAGCTAGTGATGCACCTTGAGGTCCACCATTTCTTGCTACTGGTATAATTGATCCTGGAGTAATTCTAATATTAGATGGATTGATAACACCATCATCTGCTGCTGTATAAACTCCAGCACATGCAATACTAGCATTTTTAAGTAACAGCTCTAAAGTTTTATTTAAAGTTTTAACATCTGGTAAAGCAGATACTAATGGTCCTCTACCAAATACTTCACCTGGTATCTTCATGTATCTTGCAACAATCCAAGGTGTAGTATCCATTCTTCTAAATACTAACTCATCTTTTGTTTTCTCATGTATGATATGATAACAATAATCTTTTCTTTCTGTATCTATAATTACAGCCTCAATCAACTCTACCATTTCTTGAGGTTTAGTTTCTATTAATCTTGTTAGTTGTTCGTTTAATTTTATATCTGGATATTGTCTTGGTAAAGCCTCAGCTCTAACTTTATATTTACGATAAACATTATCTACAGTTCCATGTGGTCCTTCTTCTAATGCAATAAGATATTGTGGAACTGGAGTAAATTGTATTGGATTAATATCATCTCCTGGCTGAATGAGCATAACAGCAGTACCTACACAGAGATCTAATAAGAACTCTCCCATAGCTAGATCAAAGTTTGATTGTCTTAACAAAGTAAACATTTTATCTAAATATAAATCTAATGCTTGTTGGACTTCTGCTTTTCTATCTGCTGGTATGTCATTCCCAGGTTCCAATCTGCACCATTTTTTATAGGGAGGAAATAAGCCAGATTGTATTCTATTTGCAAATCTTTGAGTTGAGTGAATTGCTGTACTATCAAATACCATGTTCATTTTATTTTGACCAGGTACACTACCCTCGTAATATCCATCATAAAGATTTCTTTGTGGAAGAGCATAACGATAACAATCCTCGTAAATAGTTCTCCATTGTTCTTTACGAGCAAATGCTTTGTTTGATCTATCTAGTACATCTCTTGGTGATAATTTCATTATG